CACGGCTGAGTTTTGTTCTAAGCGTCCGTATCCCACGTTGGATGGTACCGTTTTCGGACCTAAGTTGGGGCGTTTTTATGCCCGTTGTTGTGCCAAGTTGGCGACAACGGCCCCTTCTATTGACAACATCGTGACGTGGCGTCGTGAAGCTGCTATGTGTTATGCCCGTGAGGCTGGCTTTGTTCCAACTGTGGCGACTTTCATGACTTGTTTGCTCGGTGCGCCTGTGAGTCCTGACATGCATCGTGAGGAGTTTGAAAAGCGATGGCATTGTGCACAAGCTCACGTGATGAATCCTGCGTTACTCGATGAGTTTTTGATCGAGGCGTATGATGTTACTTGGGATGATATCGAAGATTTCAATGGTTATTTATCACAAACCGATTTCACCCCATCTTTGACTGCGGTTGCAGCTTTGGATCACCCAGTTTTGACGGCTTTTCTTGAGGCTGATGCCCAAGTTAAGCCGCCTTGGCCGAGGGGCGGCCTCTGAGTCTGAGAGAGTGGGACTGGCGTCAACGCACTGCCCGTGGGGGCGCCAGTTCTGGGCCACTTGAAGTTTTGGGTAACTCCAGATGGCTAAGGTGTCGCCAATGAGCGACGCCAAAGTTGGCAAATTTCTAGGGTCGACCAATCCCTACTTGCAAACGATCTTACATCCTGCCACAGTTGGCGGGGTGAAGGTTCCCGATGGTTGTTATGAGGATAGTGCTACGGTGACCCAGATCTACCGTAACATTTTCCCCGCTAATGCCACAGGTTTTGCCTCTGGCATTATTGGTGTCGATCAGTTGACGCCATCGTTCACAATCAACAGCTATGCTAGTTTACTTCCTGGCCAGGTTAGTGCGAGTGCAACTCCTGTTCCGTACAACCTTGGCTTCCTCAACAATTCTGCTACTGGCACAGTTTCTGATTGGTTCAACGGGGGATCATTCATTGCACATCCTGGTCAAGCCATTTTCCTATCGAACTTCAGATTGATACGTCTGGTGTCCGCTGGGATTCACGTGGTAGCTGCACCCGCTGCTACTGCGTCATCCGGTTTCTACATTATGTGTCCGCTGCCGAGGGGTATAGGTTTTACGAACTTTTTCCCTCAGTCCAGTGCAGTGCCCACATCGACCATACAGTCTGTACCCGGTTGTATCACCACACCAGTGAATGGCGCGAAGACTGGTGTTGGTGGTATATGGCGACCACTTGACTCCTCATGTTACAAGTTTACGCAAGTAGATCAGAGAGCTGAAGAAACGGGTGGGACCAATTATCCCACTGCGATCGCGGATCGAGATTTGGGTGGTTGGGTGTTTTGTGTCCAGGGTGTCGGAGCCGGCACAAGCCTTATGGTTGAGATTGTTCTAAACTATGAGGCTATCCCAACGCTCAATTCAATGCTTCCAGGTTCCTCAGCCGCACGCGCAGACCCACTCGCATTGTCGTTCGCACTGAACGAAGCCGAAGAGGCACCACTTGCGAAAGCGGGTGCCAATGGTTTCGATGGGCTTTCGACCGGTGAGCATGAGCTCGCGAAGCAGGCGAGTTTTCAACCGGTTGCGAGTCATTCTTTGGTGAAAGGCACACAAGCCGCTCTCCCAAGTGTCTGCGGCATGGGTGCAGTTATGCCCGTATCTGGTCCCGTTGTTTATGGGAAGCAGTCAGGAATTCTTGGCATGTTGTCATCAGTCCTGACCGGCAACGGGAACGAGCAACCTACGACATTGGAGACAATTATGAAGATGTTGCTACCGATGGTGTCGAAGTTCTTGCCCGATCTTTTGGCGGCACTGTAATAGCAGGCAGCTGGCG